GAATAATATGCTATTATAACTACATGAAATATCTTATTGTAGACACAGCCAACACCTTCTTCCGTGCCCGTCATGCGGCACATCGTCAAAGCGACACATGGGACCGACTGGGGTTCGCAATCCATGTCACCCTCAGTAGTGTTGCCAAGGCATTTCGTGATCAACGAGCTGACCATGTCATCTTCTGTTTAGAAGGTCGTAGCTGGCGAAAGGACTATTATGAGCCGTACAAGAAAAACCGTGCAGTTGCCCGAGCCGCGCTCACCGAAGCAGAAGCCGAAGAAGATCGGCTCTTTTGGGAGGCTTTTGACGAACTCAAAACGTTCCTCTACGAAAAGTCCAATTGTACTGTTCTCCGGCACGAGCAGTTGGAAGCAGATGACTTGGTGGCAGGATGGATTCAGGCACACCCTAAGGATGAACACATCATTGTAAGTTCAGACACAGATTTTTATCAACTACTAGCAGACAATGTCAAACAATACAACGGAATTACCGATGAGCTCCATACCACGCAAGGCATCTTTGACAAGAAAGGTGCCCCAGTCAAAGATAAAAAGACTAAAGAAGCAAAAACAATTCCAGACCCTAAATGGATACTGTTCGAAAAATGTATGCGCGGAGATCCCACCGACAACATCTTCTCTGCCTTCCCTGGTGTCCGCACTAAAGGCTCTTCGAAAAGAATTGGACTTGAGGAAGCGTTTGCAGACCGGGAAAGTAAAGGTTTCAATTGGAACAATATGATGTTGCAACGTTGGGTCGACCATAATGGTGTCGAACACCGTGTGCTAGATGACTATGAGCGCAATCGTGTGCTGGTGGATCTTACTGCACAGCCCGATGATATTAAAAAACTTATTGCAGAAACTATTGCCGAAAATAGCGTGGTAAAGAGTATTCCGCAGATTGGTACCAAGTTCCTAAAATTCTGCGGCAAGTATGAACTTAAACGCATCAGTGACAATGCACAAGCACACGTAGATTTTCTATCGCGAGGTTATCCAGAATGAGACAAGAGCTAGACGAACAGCTATGTAAAAACTATCCCGATATGATGGTCAACCGTTACAAGGATCCAAAGGAGACTTGTATGTGTTGGGGTTTTGAATGTGGCGACGGTTGGTTTAATATCATAAATCAGCTTATGGGTAATATTCAACACCATATCGATTGGCGTAAAAGACAACGCAATACTATCATAAGATTCAACAAAATTCGAGAAGCAGGACAATCGGGCAATGCTGAATTGTTTGCAGATTTGATGGCGGCCGAATATGGTGACAAAGGATTGGGTGCAGACTTCGTTAAGAAACGTGCTGAAGAATTTATGACCGAACCTTTGCAGGTAGTTCCAGAAGAGATTCCGCAAGTTACACTAGATCAAGTCAAAGAAAAGTTTGGCACACTACGGTTTTACTATACAGGTGGCGATGACGTTATCGACGGCATGGTGCGTATGGCAGAATCAATGTCAGGAGTGACTTGTGAAGTTTGTGGTAGCCCCGGTGCAAGCACAGGCGGCGGCTGGGTTAGAACATTATGTGAAGCCCATGCGGGCAGAAAGGTAAACTATGCAGAAGATTAAACAAATTTTAGCAGTCGGTACACTACTATTGTGTAGCCTAATGGTATTTTTTACTTGGCGTACACCAGAAAGCACAGCGTGGGTTGTAGCTTTGGTAGGATGGCTTGAAGTAGCTTTTAATCAACGTAAACAGGAAATGAACCGTGATCAGTCTTAAACAGTTTATGGAAATAGTCAACTACCGTATCACCGAAGGTAGCAACTACTGTTGGGAGTGTTATGGACCCGACGCCTACATGCTGGACTCGTGGAATGGTGATCAAAACGGTCACAGCTTTACTATCATTTTTGATACTAAAACACAGGTAGTATACGAAGCACAAGCACACGACTATGTACACAATCGTGCATATCGTATGATCAACCCCGACTATGCTAAAGCCAATAAGAAAGAAGCCAAGCGTCGTAATGTTAGCCGAAAGGAAGCATGGGAAGATGTTGGCTATGTAGATCTAGAGGCCGACGAGGACTGGTTAGCCAAGGCCCAGGCTATTTTTGCCGGCAAAGACTACGATACTCGTGTGGTCGTTCCACTGGACATCGAGGATGATTTGGTGTTTGAAATGATGAAACAGGCACACGAGCGAGACATCACTCTTAATCAATATGTTGAATTAATTTTACAACAAGTAATCGACAAACACGAAAATGTAAAATAAAATGGTCGAGCAACTATTATTCCTGCTGGTTTTACTACAGCTCAAGCATTGGTACATTGACTTTGTTAACCAGTCTGCTGACGAAATTGCCAGCAAAGGAATATATGGTGATCAACTGGGATTAAATCACAGTATCAAGCACGGTATAGCTACTGTGCTTTGTTGTGTGGCTATTACCGGACTGGACTATATTCCGTTTGCAATCCTAATAGGATGTATTGATTTTGTAATTCATTATCACGTTGATTGGTTCAAAATGCGACACGGAAACGGTAATATTAAAACAAAACAATTTTGGGTACATATGGGCGCAGATCAAATGGCGCACCAACTGACATATTTGCTAATTGCATGGATGGTATTTGCATGATTAAAACTATATACGCCAACGGACCTTACTTAAAAGTCGAAACTACTGGGCAAAGTTACAACACGCCTTACATTGATATGAGCCGCCCCAGCGCCGGCATGGTGCGTTGGAACAATAATCAATTTGAAGTGTATGATGGTGGTGCTTCGTGGATGCCTATTGGTGGCAACGGATCAGCCATGATCAGCCTACAGCATAATGTCGATACCGCCATCATGTGGGCTGAACGCAAAATGCAAGAAGAAGTTCACTTCAAAGCATTAGCTGAAAAGCATCCGGCTGTGGCTGATGCTATAAATCATCTAAAAGAAGCCGAGGCCCGACTGCGGGTTGTGGCGGCATTAGTAGAGGAGGAAAAACTATGACAGTTGATTGGGATTTAATTTTTATGATCGGATCAATTTCAATATTTCTGGTCTGGGTATACTACATGACTGTGGTCAACTCCGGCCCCGGGTGTTCGGGCAACTGCCAACAAGGGCGGTTACCTTGTGATTGTGATTTAAACAAAAAGGATCAAATATGAGTTTTAAAAGTTGGATTAGAAATTGGTTATACAGCGACGAAGCTAAACTGAGTCGTGCCATACCTGAGGCCGTGGCTAGTAGTGATTTTGACACGCCCATCAGGTTCAGTATCACACCGGCCCGTGGCGGCCTGGTGGTTACCAGTCGCATATACGATCGACAAAAAGATCGACAAAATGAAATTGTGCATGTGATACATGACGACGAAGATGTGGCTCGCCGTGTGGGCGAAATTGTAGCCATGGAAATGATGAAGGCATGAGTAGTAGTAATCAATTTACGTGGAAAGGGCAAGGCGTACAGATCGCCCCTGGAGCGATTGCCGGATCCGGATATGGTGCTATGCCTCTGGGCGGACTTACAATCAACACATCTAATAAAATGAACTTACCAGGAATAACATTTAAAATCACACCAGCCAATGGTGGTACCATCATTACAGTCACTGATGAAATTCGCCGAGAAAATACTATTAGTATCAGTGGTGGCTATGAACGTGAAGAGCTTTACATCATTCCCGAAGGTGTAAAAGACTTTGATAAAGAGTTGGGTAAAATTATAACAATGCATAGGATGAAACAACAACATGAGTGAAACAATCGCAAGACCTGTAGTTAAAAACAAATATTGGATTGTAGAAAATTCAGGCAATAAGGTAGCCACTATACAGGCTATTGAAGAAGGCGGTTATGCTTATGTGCATGACGACCAACGTGAACGATTTGCCAGCATAAAGTTAATCAGTAAAAAGTACAATATCGAATTTGCTAAACTTACCAAAGACAAATCTGTTAAAACTAACGATGTCTATGGATACCCGTGCAATTCAAAAAGCTATAACGAAATTTATGATGTAGCACGCCGACTACCCATATACAGCAAGTCATCTAAGAGTCGTAGTTTCTTTTGTGCCGGTCACTACATGGTCAAGTACAATCAAACTTGGATACACGAATTTTGTCCCAAGTTGATCACATTAAATAGATACGAATATCAAGGGCCTTTCAAAACAGAGGCCGAGGCCAAAGGAAAATAAAATGGATAATGTAAGCATTCACATTAAAAACTTTAACGAACGAGTTAAAGCAATGAACCAAACACACAGCCGCGAATTAACATTGTCGGCACAAGACGCACGTAGTCTACACGCAGATATTTTTGCTGTATTGGCATTGGTTACCGAAACCACTGCCAAACTAGAAAATATGGGAGATAATGTTATCCAATTGGGCGTAGATGGTGGCGGTTTCAAATAAACTACATAGTTATTGAGATAAATAATATATCAAGGAACAATTGAATATGTCAAGACCTAAACCAACCGTGCTAATTGAGCATGTTAACAAAACAAACTATAAAGCAGATCAAGTGTTGGCCAGCGAAGGTATCTGGGCAGTTCATTACGACGGTAAACCTATCAACTTGAAAACACACAACATACTAGTGTCGTACCCCGGTCCTAAATACAAAAAAGTCAGCTTTTCAAATTCTGGTCACGCAATCAACTTATGTAAGAAACTCAATAACCTGTTTAAAACAGACAAGTTCACAGTTGTCTTGTTAAAAGAAGGTGACCGCATCTACCCATAAACAACAAGAGTTCCAGGAGCGGTTTATTGTCGCGGCTGGGTATCCAGTGGAACGTTTTGTTGGTGTAGAATTTACTTGGTGGTTCAATCCCACAAATCACCGCAGTATGCGGTTGACCAAGACTGGCTACCACTGGACTATCAAACACAGCCAATGGCAATATTATGAAGTCAAGCTGTCACATAAAATTGGTAACAAGCATTTGCTACAGTTAGAACGATTATTACAAGAGCCGTACTACATCCGAGATCTAACACACCTTGTGGTTTCAAGCGAGACCGATGCTGTTATGCTACAGTTACACGCTGGCGATCTTGGTCAATATTTAGACAACCTACAAAGTAACACATAAGTGTTACTTGACACAAAAAGACTATTCTGTTATAGTTACTACTGTTTGTAACTCTAAAGGATTAGAATGATTCCAGTGTATGAAGACGTTGTGCGTAAGCCTAACGTGATGAAAAATCGCAACCCGCTGAAACAAAAAACCAGTCGTATCGTAGCACTGGCAGATCGTGTTGCACAACTACAGACCTACAAAGGTTGGCAACGGCTAATTGCAGAATACCAAAAGCAAGGTATTCACATCGATCCCAAATTGCGTCCCTTGATCAAAATGGTCAAGTTGAAATTCTTGTTTATCGACGAGGATATTCAACGAGCCTTGGATGCCAAGCATTGTACCAATATTGCAGGCATTGAGAATTTTAATCCCATGTACTTGCAGGTATTTTATTGTGTTAAAGTGCCAGGCCGAGAAGAATACCATAGTGTTGACGCCCAGCATACTGCCACACTGGTTGCGGCCTTAATTGATGCTGGCATCTTTACTGGCGAAACAGACTGGCGTGAAGTTGAAATGCCTGTGTTGTATATGGAAACCAATAACCGTGCATTTGCCCGTAAAGCATTTGCATTGATTAACGGCAAAGGCAAAAAGAAAATTAGTGCTTGGTATGAGCATCGCACCAAAGTGATGAGCGCCCGTATCGATGGCAGTCAAGATGAAGATGACCTTGAAGCCCTGGCCAAGCAAGAAATTTGCGAACTCTATAATTGCTATCCTGTAGACAAGGAAAGCGACTTTGTGGGCTTGCCCGGCACATTTACTCACATGCAGGCCCTAAGTCTCGACAAGGAGATTTTAGAAATGGCTTGTAAATTCCATGACAAGTATTTCCACTACGATGAGATCAATGGTTCTCTGTGGTTTATGATGGAAGATTTGTTTAAGGCGTTCAAGGCCGCCAAAATTAAAATCACCGACAAGTTCTTGGGCGAACTGGCTGGTATCCTGCAAGGTTACTTTGCTGGCTTGGCAGGCTTTCACGAAGCTGTACACCATGCTCATCGTGAATGGGGTGAACATACATATGGCTACGAAGTGTCGTGGCAAGACGAAGCCATTGCGGCTGTCTTGGTGTTGTTGTATCAACGTCTCGGTGGCACTCAGCGTATTCCCAAGCCCCTGCTGGACCGCTTTGAAAAGATCCTCGACTTTGTTGCAGACGATATCAAAGCCCT